CGCAGCATAAAAAAACACGGCTTTTCTTTTCCTTTCTTTATTTGGAAGAAGGGAAAGATTAATTATTGTTTGGATGGCCATGGAAGGCTCGGAGCATTAAACCGCCTGGTAGCCAGCGGAGAGAAACTCCCACCATTGCCGGTAGTTTACGTGCAGTGCAAAGACGAAGCCGAAGCAAAGGAAATCCTGCTCAAGCTCAACAGCCAGTACGGACACATGACAGCCGACAGCGTCCGAGAATTCCTCGGCGACTTAAAGATAGACTTTGAAGACCTGGCGCTCCCCGACGGCTTCCTGGACCTTTCCACAGAAAAGGCCATGAAGGACACAAAGGGAGACGACGACGCGCCGGAGGTAGACTACGGAGAGCCGGATAGCAAGCCCGGAGAAGTATACGAGCTGGGACCACATAGGCTCATGTGCGGAGACAGTACAAGCGCCGAGGACATGGCAAAGCTCATGAACGGTCAGAAAGCAGACCTCATAATCACCGACCCCCCATACAACGTAGACTACGAAGGTGGCAACGGAAAGAAGATCCAGAACGACAACATGAGCGACAACAAGTTTCTGAACTTCCTCACGGATGCATTCAAAACCATGTTTGCAGTGCTTAAGAACGGTGGTGCCGTTTACGTATGGCACGCAGACAGCGAAGGCTACAACTTTCGGCAGGCAGTAAAGAACGCAGGCGGAGAAGTACGACAATGCCTCATATGGGTAAAGAACAGCCTGGTTCTTGGACGACAGGACTATCAATGGCGCCATGAGCCTTGTCTCTATCTGTGGAAGTCCGGAGCCGGCCATTTTTGGGAAGGTAGGCGCGACCTTTCTACAGTATTCGATGAGACCCGCGGCGACTGGAAGAACATGACAAAGGACCAGCTGATCGCAGAACTCAAGCGCTACGACCAGGAAGTAAAGACCACAATCATATACGAGGACAAGCCGAAGAAAAGCGACGAGCACCCGACAATGAAGCCGGTGCGACTTTTTGAACGGCTCATGCTCAACTCGAGCAAAGCAGAGGACGTAGTGCTGGACCCATTCGGAGGAAGCGGCACTACAGTAATCACCGCAGCCAAGACAGGACGATACGCACGCGTCATGGAATTAGATCCTAGATATTCTGACGTCATAAGACGTAGGTGGACGCAGTGGGCTAAAGAAAACGGTGTAGAACCAGGTGCCGGAGCCCTGGAATAGACGGAAGAACGGAAACGGTAAAAAATCCGGAGGAAATAAATGGCAAAGAAGCTGAACGTAACCAAAGAACAACTGCTCAAAGCGATAGAAGGCTCCCAGGGCCTAGTCTCAAAGGTGCAGCGCAAGCTGGAAGCGGCCATGGGAGAAAAGATTAGCTGGGATGCAGTAGACAGACTCATAAAGAAATACGACGAAGCCCAGGAAGCAGTAAGAGCCGAAAAGGAAGCAATGCTCGACATTGCAGAAAATAACATCTTCAAAGAAATGGTCAACGGCGACACGGCCACAAGCAAGTGGTACCTGCGCATGAAGGGAAAGGAACGCGGATACGAGGACACTGCAGCCCTGCGCCTGGACGGCACGGACCCATTGAACATAAACCTCACAGGCGATACCATGACGGCCGAGGAGCTCGCAGACTCCAGCGACGTGGAGATAACCGGAGATGGCGACACCAAGTAAGATCCAGCTCCCGAAGAAGCCGAACATCATAACGCCGTTTATTCACCAGCGCCAGATGATAAGCGCACCCTGGGCCTGCCCGGAGGTTTCGTACTTTGAACTTTGCGGCGGCTACGGCCCTCTGGACTGCGACACGGAATTTCTCACACAAACAGGCTGGAAGCGCATAGCAGACTACGCCCCAGGCGACAAAGTACTCCAGTACAACATGGAGGACAACACGGCCGAGTTTGTAAACCCGGAAGCCTACTACAAGCTGCCTGCAAAAGAGCTTTACAGCGTAAAGACAAAGATGGCGCTAGACTGGACCATGGCCGAGGAACACCGGCAGCCGATATGGAGGAAGCGCAAAGGCAAGTGGACCTTTGACCGCGTATACACCGCCGGAGAACTGCTCACCGAACATTCGAGCAGCACAAAGGTGGCAACAAGCTGGAAGGGACTAAAAAGCGCCGGCGAATGGAAGTACACCGAATGGGAAACCAGGCTATTAATTGCAGCCTCGGCCGACGGACGATACGACACGAAGCACACAACACACTGCAGAATGAAGCTCAAAAAGGAACGCAAGATAGAGCGCCTTAAAATGCTCCTGGACAAATGCGGCATAGAATACAAGACCGGAACAGACACCGACGGATGCGCTTTATTTTTCTTTTACACGCCAGCCAGGGTAAAGGAATACGGCCCGGAATGGTACAACTGCCCGAGCGACATTTTCTGCGATGAAGTACTGCGCTGGGACGGAACAGCCAAAGAGCAGGAGTATTACACCAACAGTAAGAAAAACGCCGACATGGTGCAATTTCATTTTTCAAACGCAGGCTACCGCGCGACCATAAGTCAGAACAAGAGCAAGCTGCCTTTGATTTTGTATACAGTACACTACTCAACCGCGACCTTTATAGGCTTTATACAGGACGGCCAGAAGCCCGAGAAAATCAAAGCGCCGGACGGATATAAATACTGCTTTACAGTACCCTCCAGCTTTATCGTAGTACGCAAGAATAAAAAGATTTTTATAACAGGCAACTGTGGAAAATCAAACACAATCGTTTTCTTAATAATCACCTTAAGCAAGCGCTACCAGGGCCAGGACGTAACCATAGCGCTCTGTTCCACGACGATAACCCTGCTGAACAAGACCGTAATCCTGGAGCTGGCCAAGCTGCTTAAAAAGACCGGCTCCAGGTTCGACTACAACCAGAAGGACAATATACTCACCATAGGAACAGTGCGCTTCCTCTTAATCGCCACAGGCCAGCCGACGGACATCTACGGACCAAACGTGAACATAACGCTCTGCGACGAGATAGACGAGCTGCCAGAGCAGAAAGCCATAGAGGCCCACAAAGCACTAAGTGAGCGAACCCGAATCACGCTCCCGGACGGACGGAAGCCATTTATAATGTACTTTTCCACGGTCCACGGATACCGCGGCCTTTACAAAGTAGTCCAGGAGCTGAAGGAAAGCAGGCTGCCAAACGTCCTGATCCGCGGCCTTACGAAGAACAACACGAGCCTGGACCCGGACTACGTCAAGCGCTTATACGCAATCTACGACGAACAGGAGCGCCTGGCGTTTTTGGAGGGAAGATTTGTAAACCTGCAGAGCGGCCGAGTTTACGGTAACTACGACGAAGCGACATGCAAATGCGCACCATTTGAGATTACACCAAAGGACACGATATACGTAGGCCAGGACCTCAACAGCGGCTTTTCAAAGGCCACGGCAATCGTGAAGCGGGACAAGTGCCTGTACATCGTCCGCGGATGGAGCTTCAAAGAGATTGGAGGAGCACCGGCCAAAATGCGCAACACGTACAAGCCCAATGAAATCTTGTGGTTCCCGGACTGCAGCGGGAAGGAAATCCTCAAAGGCTACAAAGAGGAAATAATCGAGCACGAAATAGAATGCCGGATCGGAAGCTCCAACCCGCGCATTTTAGATACAGTTTTCTACGTAAACAAGCTCTTCAAAATGGGCCGGCTTAAAGTCTTTGACTGCAGGGAGACAGACGAAGTGAGCGAGGCCCTGAAGGTCCAGGCTTACAACGACATGGGAATGCCGGAGAAAGGAAAAGGCGAAAAGGACCCGGACCACTTCACAGACTCGGTACGCTACGTGGTCTACAGAATCGTCCGCAGCGACGAAGACTTCATGGACCTGAAGGAACTGAGCCGCGAGGAAGTCCAGGCTCACGGTTACCTCCAGATAGCAGGCCAGAGCTCGTAAATGACTATAAGGAAAAGGAACCAAACACATGGCAAGATTTGAAGAATTAGTGCTCACTGAAAAAAATGAGCACCATAAGCGCATATTTGAAACAATCGCAAAGCACGAAGGGACCGGAAGCGAGACCGAGGACGGATACCAGGCAATCGCACTGGACGCAAGCGAGCTCGAGCTGATCCGCGACGAAGCAGCTGCAATCGTCCAGGACGCAAGACCAGGGACCCAGAGCGCGACAGAAATGCGCGAAGGTTTGATAAAAGACTACGGCGCACGCATTGAGGCCATGCAGAAGGACGCAGAGGCCCGCCGCAAAATGAGCCTGGAAACAGGAATCGTCCAGGACGGCTACTACAATCCGACAAGCGGAATCGGAACCATTATCGACCCGGGAATGCAGACGGAGAGCTTTATCCCGGTATCGATTACACCGACAGAGGCCACATCTTACTACGCCAACGCAGGACTACCGGCCCGCGTAATTGACAAGAAGGCCGGCGTACTTTCCCTGGACGGCGTCAAGTTTGAGTGCGACGCATTCACGCCGGAGGACATCCAGAAGCTGGAAGCAAGAGCCCAGGAGAATGGATTTAACGAAGCATACAGCCAGGCCATAACACAGAGTTTGATATTCGGAGGAGCCGTAACCTACCCGGCATTAGACGGAGACAACCCGCTCAAGACCCAGAAGGGAATCAACGAGCTCCTGGCCGAAATGAAGAAGGAAAAGGACTTTATACGGTACTGGATTACAGCGGACCGCTGGAACTGCGTATTTGTACCAGACTACAACATAACCGCCCAGGACTACCTGTACGCAAAGAGCCTGTTTATACCGCTCGGAGGCGTCAGAGTTTCCACAGAGCGCATGGCCATGGTCCGCCCGAAGCGCCTGCCATTTTGGGGAGCAATCCAGCAGATGGGCTGGAGCACAAGCGACTTTGAAGGCTGGATAAAAGACTACGAAGCATACCAGATAATGAAAATGAGCCTCCCGATTATGGCCCAGCAGTCGAGCCTCATGTACCACGCGCTGCCGGCAGACGGCCTGATCATTGAGAACGGACCAAAGGCCGCCCGTAAGTTTTTTGAGGAGAACGAACAGCAGATGCGCGAATGGTCAATGCTCCACCCGCGCGCAATTAACAGCATAGGAGAAATCAAGATCCTGGAGAGAACATACTCCGGCTTCAGAGATTTAATCAACGAATCACGACTGGCTTTCTGCGCAAGCTGCGGACTTGCCGAGTCGGTACTTTTCCAGGAAAAGGCCACAGGCCTGGCAAGCGACAACCAGGATGACATCAAGCTCAAACAGAGCGAGACCGCGCGCATTTTATTCAACCAGATAGAGCCGGCATTTAAGAACTGTATCAAGCTGCTCGTAGCGGATACATTCGGAAAGAACAGCGAACAATTCCAGCACGCCGACGAAGTACACATCAAGCGCGACGACGGAATCGTAATGAGCGACCAGGAGAAAGCCCAGATAGGCCAGACGCTCTCGCAGATAGCCGGAGCATTTGTAAGCATGGGAAGCCCGCTCACAACCGCGCTCAAAGCAGCAGACAAGCTCATAAAGGACGGAGAGCTCGACCAGAAGACCATGGAAGAACTGACCGCCGGAGAGAACGAAGGCATGGACCAGGAGATGTGGGACGCAATCAACGGCGGCCGAGGAATGAACCAGGAAGAAGAAAACGGAGGACCGTTCAATGTCGAAGGAATCCCAGGCCTCTAAAAAAGTGATTATCTGCGGCCGCGGCAACGACGAGATCCCGACGGACCAGGTGCGCGAAGAAGGCTGGGAACTATGGATGCTTGGCACGGATCCGCGACAGGGAGCAGACAAGTACTTTGAGCTGCACGATTTATCGACCAGGCACGACGACGTAGCGATAAGGAAGCTGCCGGACGAAGTCTACCAGCAGGGCCTCCCGATTAACAACTCGGTGGCCGCGCTTATGGTTTATGCCTGGCTTACAGGTTACACGGACATAAAGGTCAAAGGCTGCGCAATGATAGCCAAGACTGAATACATACAGCAGCGTCCGGCCGTAGCACACGTAGCAGGATTTCTGAACGGAAAAGGGATCCGCTGCGAATGGACGGACGGACCGAAGAACGAAGACTACGGAAGGAAAACAAAATGACACCGGAGCAACAGAAATTCTTTAATCTGAAGAATTACACAGACTGGGACACGGCCGGAGAGGACGTAGGATACAAAGTATTTGTAGACCACGGACCGAAGGAAGTCGTGCTGCAATTCCAGGAAAGCAACAGCCGCGAGGACTGGAAGCATAACCTCCAGCTTTTCCCATGGCCGCTCAAGCTCACAGGCAACGGAGTGAAGACAGGATCCAAAGGCGCCAAAGACAAAGGAAAAATCGTATGGACCACACGCGGATACGCCTGCGCTTACAAGAGCACCCAGGGAAAGCCGGTGCAGGAATTCCTCGAAGAAGCGAGCCGCCACCTGGACTACAAGCTCGTGATCCGCGGCTGGAGTTTTGGAAGCGCCATGGCCAAGATTGCGGCCAGGCACATCATATTTTTATTTGAAGAATTACACCCGGATTACACCATAGACGAGCTGACAACTTACGGCGACGTGAAGTGCTGGGCTAACCCTTTCTACAGCTCGAAGAAACACTGCAAGCAGATCCGCGAGTACGTAAACGACAACGACCTGGTAACATGGTGCGAGCCTTTCTACAGGAGAGACACAAAGAACAAAGTCGGCCCGCGCTTTTCATTCAAAGAAGTAATCAGATCCGAATACCACCATACGCATTATGAAGAATACGACTACAGCAAGTACGAGGGAGGCGACCAATGACAGACAATCAAAAAGTCTTTTATAGGCTGATCCAGAAGAAGAAGGAAGCAGGCCTCACCTGGGACGAGGTCGCAAAGAAGGCCCACATACGCCTGGCCTCATGGATGACCGGCACCCCAGGGACCAAGCCCAGCGAGGACGACCTGCGCAAGCTCGCGCCGGTATTAAACACAACGTTTGAGTTTTTGAAGTATGGCAGAGAATAAATACCCGTTCAAACTAAATGGCTATGTTTACTCAAAAGGCACAAAAGAAGGCTTTCTGCGCATGAAGCGAATGGGAATCCCGCGGCCAGTATTCAGGCTGCAGGACCGCATGGCGAAGGTGCTCAAGAGCTACTACAACGAGGTAGCCAGAGTACTGCTCCAGGACATAAAGGAAGCGGCCCAGCAGACCAGCGCGACGTTAGATGCAAAGGCTCCACCGAAGAAGCCTCCAAAGAGCGAGGACGAAGCGCTCAAAGACCTGCTCGACTACTTCGACAAAATGAAGAAGGAAGCAGAGGACGAGAACAAGAAGATAGCAAACCAGGCGAACATGGCTGCAGCAGAAAACACGCTCAAGCACAAGTGGGAAGGCAACGACAGCGTAAGCAACGAGAAGACCGAGAACACGAAGCTCCGCATCGCCGGAATGCTGGACTTGGAGCAGAGCGAGTACCTGGGCCGATTATTCAACGACGCCGGAGAACGCATGCAGAAAATCCTCACGGAGTTTTCAATCGACAAGCAGCAGCTTTTTAATGACAACATGGAAGCATTGAAGAAGCTGTACCTGGACAATTCGGTCCAGAGATTGCAGTACGAACAGGAATCGATTAAACGAGTAATGCTCAAGCGCATAAACGCATACGCCACAGGCCAGAGCCCGGACCTAAAGTTTGACGACCTGACCAAGCTCTGCTACCAATGGGGAGACCACCTGGCCCGGCTTTTTGCACGCGACCAGATGCAGCGCTTTAATAAGGCGCTCACCCTTTCCACTTACACCAACGCAGGCGTAACGAAGGTTAAATGGGTAACCTGCCACGACGCCAGAGTAAGAGACAGCCACAAAGCCCTGGACGGAAAGATATTCGGGATCCGCGACCTGCCGGAGGAAGTGGACGACTACAACTGCCGCTGCGGACTGATCCCGGTCGAATGGGAGGAATAGCATGAAACTGATTATCGAAGGCGAGACACCAGCCAAAAAGAACTCGAGGATCGTGCTCCCGGACGGAAGGAACATACCAAGCAAGCAGTACCGCGAATGGCACAAGAGCGCCCTGCTACAGGCCGAAGTCATGACAATAGGCCACGAGGCCATAGGCTACCCGGTCATCGTTTCCCTTTCCTTTTTCCACGGAGACAAGAGACGACGCGACAGCGACAACGGCACGAGCTCCATCCTGGACCTGCTGGTAGACGCCGGAGTTTTGAAGGACGACAAGTGGGAGATCGTCCGCGTTTTGAACGTTTACAATTACTACGACAAAGGACACGCCAGGTGCGAGATTTCAATCTCCCAGCTAGAAACGACTATAGAGACAGGAAGGTAGAAGCGCATGACGGCAGAAGAAATGAAAGCAAAGGTAAACCAAATGGAACAGGACCTCAAAGAAATAAAAGACGATTTGAAAAACATGCCGGAGCAGATCGCCTCGAAGATTAACGAAAACGTAGAACTAAAAATCAAGCTGGCAATCTCGGAGGCCGAGAAGAAGTACCAGCTGAAATTCATAGGAATGCTCCTCGGAATAATCGGGGAAGCAGTCGGCCTCATTATTTCTTTTTTTCTGAAATAAGGACCAGGAAGGAAGCATGACACTCGAACAATTCGTAACAAAGTACAACGGAAAGAAGGTCGACTACGACAACGCCTACGGAGCACAATGTGTAGATCTGTTCAGACAGTACGCGAAGGAAGCGCTCGGCATTCCAGAGCACACAGGCTCCTGCTCCACCACCGGAGGCGCGAAGGATTTATACAACGACTACCACAAAATGCCGATTGAAAAAAAATACTTTATCAGACAGACGAAGGCCAGAGGCTGCAAGCCAGGCGACGTTTTTATATGGGACAGCACGGCCACAAACAAGTACGGCCACGTAGCAATCCTGCTCGCCAGGCTCGGCGACAGCTTCATAGTTTTTGAACAGAACGGAATCACCCAGGCCGGAGCAGAAATCAAGCTGCGGACCACAGAAGGCCTGCTCGGATATTTGAGAAAAAAGGGAGAAACAAAATGAAGGCAAAAACAGTATCGCTAATAGCGAAGATTACAGCCGGAGCAATTCTGCTCACCGGCGCCGTTTTGAAATGGCTCGGGATTTTCACGAACTGCGAGATAACAGAGCTTTGTAAGGTAGCAGGAACCCTGGCCGCTTTATTCATTACGGTAGACACGAACATCGCCCTGGACAAATTCACCAAGCCCGAGCAGGAGGGACCACAAGAATGAACGGATACATAATCGCCGGTTTATTGATTTTCTTTTTAATGATCGTGCTTTATTTCACGGCCAAAGTTTGCAAACAGCTGCAGGCCGAGAACGACGAGCTCAAAGAAGAAATCGAGAAGCAGAAGAAGACAATCGCGGAGCTCCTGCGCCACGCAGAAGAAGTGGCCATGATCAGCGCAGACAAAGAGAAGGTAGAAAATGAAATCAAGAATGCGAAGACAGACGAGGAACTGGTTAATATTGCTAATGCCATTATTGGCGTTAACAACGACAGGCTGCGTAAGTAAGCCGAAGGGACCACAGAAGAAGCTCCCGCCGATGCCACAGCGCCAGGAGCTGGCACCGATAGAGACGACCGCGGACCTGGTCGAGACGCTCAACTATTACGAGCACCTGGTCCAGGAGTGGGAAAGCTGGGGACTTACAGCCCAGGCAATAATCGAGGGGAAAGCGGCCGACGCAGAGCCTTAATCTGCGAGGCAGGAAATGCCGGCGGGCTTCTAACCGGCACGAACTGCCACCAGAACATCAGCGCCATAATATGTTCATTGATACTCCGAAAATTAACAGGTTTTAGAAGCAGAGCGCCGGACGTAAAAATCCGGCGCTTTTTTTGAGATAAAAATAACTATAAGCATGAGGGGACTACATCCACCCTCGCGGGACGCTCTAAGGTTTTTCGTTTTGTTTTCCTGGAGCGGCCCATTTTTGCATACAACAGGAGACGGACATGCCGGAACTTAAAAATATAAGAATCGCCGTAAGCGGGATTTATGACTACGCCCAGGAGGAGCTGCCGACGCTGCGCCTTTCATTGCAGAACGCACCTGACTGGGTAGATCAGAACAAGAGGCTTTATAAAGTTTACAGACCAGCAGCAGTGCTCGCACAGGCCTGCGACAAATTCAAAAGTCTGCCGCTGGTTCACAATCACCCGCGAACCCCGGTAGACGGCCAGAACTTCAGAGACCTGGCTGTAGGCTGGACCGGAGAGAACCCGAGCGTAGACTACATCGGTGAGACAAACGAAGTCGGGATCCGCAGCACCATGATGATGTACGACGACGAAGCGCTCCAGGCTTACGAGCGCGGAGAAATCCAGCTGAGCCCAGGCTACCTGGCCAATTTTGAATGGCAGAAAGGAACAGCACCAAACGGCCAGGAGTACGACATCATCATGAAGGAAATCACGGACGTAAACCACCTGGCCCTATTGAGAGCTGGACGCGGCGGCGAGTACGCCGTAGTCATGGACAACGCCAGCCAGACAAAGTCTGTATTTGAAATTGCAACAGGCTCGGTCTTTGACCGCTGCAAAAAATAAAGAAGGAGGACAACCATGAGAGAAGCAGAAAGCAAAGCAGAACTGCTCCGCGTAGGAAATCCAAGCTCCTGGCAGAACGTGTACAGGAGAATCAACGAGAAGCGAATCGAGGCCGGACTTACCTGGAACCAGCTCGCAGCCCTGGCCGGAATTAAGGTCAAGAGCTGGATGACCGGACTGCCGACCAGCCACCCGACAGAGACCGAGGTCCACAAGATCGCGGACGTTCCACAAATGAACACAACATACGAATACCTGCGCTACGGCACCGAGCCGGAAGCGACAGCATAAAACAAAAGGAGGACAAAGCGATGAATAAAAAACTTTATGCCTTAATCAGCGGATTAACAGAAGCCGCAGAAATCGCCGGAATGGCCCTGCTTGGATATTTCCAACCAGCAAACTGGGGAGCCTGGATGGCAGCCGTAGGTATCGCAGCAAAAGCAGTAGACGAAATCCTGCTGCTTTTTGTTAAAGATAAATAACTATAAAAGCAGAAGGAGAACGAAGGAATGAAATCACTTTTAACTGGTTTATTCCGAGCAGCTCGTAAACGCACCATGACCACAGATAACGACATGGGAATGTTCAGAACAAAGCTCGAGGAACTCGTAGCAGGAAAGGACAGCCTCACAGACGAAGACGTGGCCGCCAAAGTTGACGAGCTCAAAGGTTTTACTGCCGACCTTCCTGACAGCGACGACAAAGCGAAGCTCGACCGTTTCCTGGAGGATTTCAAAGCCGTAAAGGAACAGGACGAAGCTGCAGCCAAAGAAGCAGCAGGAATGGTAGCTGATTTGTTCGAGAAGCTCGACACAGAAGCCATGAAGGACGTGCCAGAAGCTCCGGCCGAGGAAGCACCTGCAGAAGAACCAGCTGCGCCGGAAGCAGCAGAAGAAGCAGCACCTGAAGCAACTGAAGAAGTAGCCGAAATTGCAGAGGAGACAGAAGCTCCAGCAGAAGAAGGCAAACCAGAGGATGCAGAACCAGGAGCCAACGCAGACTATACACTGGAAGAAATCTACCAGTTTATCAAGAAGCGCATGGCCGAAGACGCTGCCTGCCAGGACGAAGCTCCAGAGGCAGAAGAAGCAGAGGAAGAAGAAACAGAGGAAGAAGAAGTCGTAACAGACCACGCTGCTCCGTTTATTCCAATCACAGTAAACAACAACGCAAAAGCAACAGGCTCGCTCGCCGAGATGTTCGCAAAAGCCAAAGAAACAGGAGGAAGATAGAATGGACTCTAATCTTTCATTAGCTGTAGGTTTCAAAGGCTCACAGAAGCTCAATGCACAGGCAGTGCCAATGCAGGAAGGCTACCTCAAGCTCGGCGGAATCGTAGACAGCTCACAGACCAACGGTCTCAAATTCGGCGTAGTTTGCTCTGCAAGCGCTGACGCACCGGCACAGATCGTAGCCGGAAAAGGAAGCGGAAACATTATCCGCGGAATCGTAGTATTCGACGACGCAGTCGCACAGAATGCGCTCGCACACCCAGACAAGTACCTCACAGGAATGCCATGTGCATTTATCAACAAAGGACTTGTAAAAATCATGAGCTGGGAAACAGACAAAGACCCAGTAATCGGATACAAAGTACAGTACAAAGACGACGACGGAACTCTCGGCTTTGTAGCTTCATCAGCCGACGCAAGCCACACCTTGCTCGACGGCGCAAAGGTCGTAGAAGTAACTGACGACGGCGCCTACGTATGGCTCGGCTAACGGAGGACCACAATGAGAATTGAATGCTCATCTGAATTCAAGAAGCTCGGCAAAATGGCCAGCAGAATGGTAGGGATGAACGGAAAGGCCAACGACCTCCTCCGCGACGCAACCCTCCAGATCGGACGCGCAAGCGATCCTAAATACGGAGTACCTGCAAGCGCCGTAGCTAATCCTATTTACGTAGGAGACAGCGCTGCACTTGGACAGGCTATCGGACTTACACCAGAGATTGAGGCTCTTTACAAAAAGAACCCTCTCGGCGTAAACATGGAGCCACGCTACAACCCACGCACTGGCAAGTACGACTACCAGTTCTCAAAGAGTGGAATCAAGACATACACAGGCGATAGCGGAGAATTGATCGCAGCCCAGGCAATCTCGCCATGGAATGCTTCATACTTCCCTGAGATGTTCAAACAGCCTCTCCTTTACAGCCACGCACGTGACCTCGTAAAGAGAATGGGCGGAACAAACCCATGGGGAGAGGTTCAGAACCTCGCACTCGCCGCATATTCAGGCTGGGGCCTTATTGACGAAGCCGGAACCGTAGCTGCTAACTTGAAGCAGAACGTAAACGTACAGGGCGGAATCATGAGCTCTGCAATCATCAACATTAAGGTTTTCTTCAACTTCACAATTGAAGAAATGGAACGCGCAAAGGGAGACAACGGCTCACCATTTGCCGGTTCGTTGATGGCTGAAAAGCAGCGCTATGCACAGTACGTAATCGATATGATTACAGACTACCTCACTTACTACGGTAACGAGGCAACAAACACACTCGGCTTGTTTGACATCAACGGTATCACAACCTGGAACGGTCAGACACTCGAGGAAATCGCTGCAGACGACAGCAACACAAACAAAGGCTACAGCATGTACCGCGCACTCGCAAAGATGGTTACAGACTTCATGGACGCAAGCCAGAACAAGTTTGACATCGTACGCGTAGCCGTATCGCCAAAGGCTTACAACTTGCTTACATCCGTACCTTACAGCAACACCTACGAAGCAAAGAGCGCACTCGCAATCTTTGAAGAAAACTTCAACGCAGGCGTAACAAAGAACGGAAGCAAGCCAACTGTGGAATTCTTCGCAGACCCAATGCTCGCAGCAAATACCGACTTCAACCCTACAAACTACGATTACACAGTAATCACAGCACCAGAGATCGGAGCCGGACCAAACGACGAAAAGCAGGACATCCTCCTTCTCGGCGTACCTCTTGAGAATTTCACATACCTAGTTTATCCAAACAGCTACGACCAGCAGCACGCAGTACTCCGCAGATTTGCCGGCGTATTCGCACCTGTAGGAATTGCCGTAAAGGTATACTCAGGTTTTGGAGTTTCAAAGACCGTAGCCACACCGGTAGCAACACCTGCAGGTGGCACCTTCACAGGATCTACAAGCGTAGAACTTTCATGCGCAACAGAAGGCGCTGACATTTACTACACAGTAGACGGATCAACTCCAACAAGTGCAAGCACAAAGTACACAACAGCAATCACAATCAATGCAACCAAGACTCTTAAGGCAATCGCCGTAAAGAGCGGACGCACTGACAGCGCTGTAATGTCTGAAACTTACACAAAGCAGACTACATAAGCCTGAACAAATGACCAGGGCTAACCGAAAGGCCGGCCCTGGCCTTATTTTCAAACATGGGAAATCAGCGGAAAATAGCGGAAATTTCCCTTAATTTTTAGAAGGACAAAAAAATGAAATACATACAATCTTTTTATCAGTATCCGGTTACACTTTCATCAATCGGTAAGACAATCCCAGCCAGAAGCGCCTGGGGACCAATGAAGAACCTCATGGAAATTGAGGATAGAGAATTAGAACGCGTACAGCAGAGCGAGCCATTTTTTAGAGAGCTCGTAAGTTTGAAGAAGCTCCGCGTTTTGAACCACATGCCAGATGCATACGTATCGAGCGCCCAGAGAATTAACGAAGCCCAGGACGAGATCGCTCGCCTTAAGGCCGAGAACGAAGCGCTCAAAGCACAGGCCGGAAAGCCTGCAAAGAATGAGGATGCACCTGCAGAAGCAGAGGCACCAGCAGAAGAAGACATCATCGACTTTGACAAAGCAGATTATAAAGAGCTTCAGAAGTACGCGAAGGACCTCGGAATAGATCCGAACCAGAAGAAGGCTGAACTTATTAAACAGCTTAAAGAAGCTGCAGAAGAAGCAGCCGGAGAAGAAGAAGCTCCTGCAGAAGAATAGAGAGGAAGAACATGACACGCCAAGACTTCAAATACGCCGACAATTTCCCTACGCTCACAGACGCGCAGATCAACGCTGCGTACGACGAAGTCTGCGTCATGTTTAGCGGCGTTTTGCAGCTCTGGGGAGTTTTAGAAGAACCGACACGGAGCTCAAAGCGCACCCTTTGTATCAATTTATTAACAGCCTGGTACCTGGCCGACACGAAGCCGACCGCCGTAACAGGAGTAGTAAGCAACGGAGGAATGGCGCTGAGCTCAAAGAGCATAGGAGGCACATCCGTAAGCTTTTCTGACATGGAAGCCCAGGAAGGCCTCAAGCAGCTGAACTCAAACCTATTCGGCCAGAAGGCGCTCATGATGATACAGAGCGCACCGGAGAGGTACGGAATCTATGCATAACGCAGAACGCAACGCCTGGAACTCGGGAATAAGGGTAAGCATAAAGGACACGGTAGATCTCAAAAAAATCCAGGAACTGATGAACGAAGCAAACGTACGGATCCTGGTCGGATTTCCAAGCGGCCTGGAACACGTGCAGACCCTGCATAAAGACGACTTTGACACCCCGAATGAAAAGCGACGCGGAAAGTACGTAGGACTCGACGGAAGCGACCCGATGGACCAGCAGCCGATAGAAACCGCCGAACTTGCGAAAATGCTCTCATACGGAACCGACAGGATACCGGCCCGCCCTTTCCTGGAAGAAGGAATCCGCCAGAACACAGGCAAGCTCAAACGAGCCATAAAAGAAGAAGCCCAGAAGCTGGTCGAGAAGAAGCCGGCCAACTGGAACAAAGTAGGCTCAATGGCCAAAGGCGCAATAGACGAGTTTGTCAGAAGCGACTACTACAAGACCAGAGTGCCGAACTCAAAAACAACAATCAGATGGAAAGGCAGCGACACGCCGCTTATTGACGGCGCCAACATGATACAGTCGCTGCATTATGTAATTAACGGAGAGGTACACAAATGAGCGTATACGGAGACATGCTGCTATTCTGGCCGGAACAGAGACGGAGCCTCACCGTTTATGACATGAAGCCGAAAATGAACGGCGGCTGGGATAAGGTCCTGGACCAAAGCGGCCAGCTTATAACCCAGACAATAACCGGCGTTTTTCAAAACACTGCCGGAGCCCAGACGCGAGACGGCAACGGCAACCTGATCCACACCAAAGGAATGGAACTGTGGACAGAGACCGGAGGACTTGCGGACAAATTCACGGACATCAACGGATCCGTTTATCGCCTCACAGCCGACAACGACTGGGAGAGCGAAGGCGGATTTTTTAGATACACATTAAATAAGGTGGTAGGAAACAATGGAGCTGAATCAGACAACGCTACGTGGAATCTTGGCGGCAATTCTCTCGGTTAACGAAAAGTACGTAGTACCGAAGCAGGGTAACTGGTTCAATCCCCAGGAGGCCAACGCCAACATAGAGAACTGGTGCGCTTTCCAGATCAGACAGAACAGACCTAGAACGCTGCCGTTTTACAACGTAGGCGAACAGACCCAGGGCCAGCTCAAGACAAAGGTCAACGGAGGGACGGTCCTGAAAATTGCGGACATCGACCTGCAGTTTGTAGGACCACAGAGCGAGGAGCTCGCAAACAGCGTAGCATACTGGCCGATGAGGAGCGACGTACAAACGCAATTTAAAAAGGTCCAGGGCGCAATCATGAACGACGAATACGACGCGATAAGCTCGGTTTTTTCACAGGACGGAAACAACACGGTAATGGCCTGGAACACGACCATAAGAGTACAGTGGTACAGCCTGCTCGACACGAACCAGGGCCGAATGCCAGGTTTGATTTTGAACGGAAAAATTATAAGAAAATAACTATAAGACTAAAGAAGGAGGACGAACATGTCACAATTCAAAAACTCCATAGCCCAGGTAAACGTCAACTATCCGATAGAGACGGTCATCACACCGATGGCAGGAGAAAACTACTCAAGAGCCATGATTTTTATGCACGTTGACCTCGCCGAAACATACCTGCCAGGCATTCTGACAGTGGAAGCAGGACAGCTCATAGAATTAGACTCAAGCAACTACGGAGAATTGACCGGCGGGCTTCTTAAGAACTGGCTGGTTCCGTTCTTCACCAAAGCAACTACCGCAAAGGTAGGAATCGCAGTATACGACACAGACGTGCCATCAGGAACCGGAGATCCGGAGCCTGCAACAGCACCACTCGCTGACGTATACGCCGACAAGAAAATGTACGGCTATTTTAAATTCATTATAGCCGCAAGCGCCGATTACACACAGGCCCAGGTCGACCTTTCAAACCTTTGTAAAGCCGACCCACTCTACAGCGTTTTGTGGATCGGAACAGACGACGAGTCAATCTTAAACTCAAGCTCAAGTTTGATGAGCGCACTCACAACAGCACAGAGCAACGCCCGCGTAATTTACAACTCAAACGGAAACATCAACCCGGCCCTCGCACAGCTTGGCGCTACACTTTCTGTAGCAAACCAGACAGGAACTCCGGTAGGCAACAGCTGCGACATGGTACAGTTTAACACAATCGGTGCCAGCGGCCCTGCAGACAGCAACGGAGAGAGCGCAAACCTTACAGCCACACAGAAGGCTGCACTCGACGCCCAGAAGGTAGGATACAACACATGGGTAGGCGACGGAACAGAGAACGTCGTAACAGAGGGAAGCCTTTATTTGAACGGCGACAGCGTAGCCGCAAACTGGGTAAAGGCTTACATAGAATTTGTTTGCAAAGTAAAGACAGCAAACTACATCACTCGAATGAACACATTTAGAAACAACCAGACATACCAGGCCTGCTTGTTGATTTTGAGTGACACCGTAGGGCCATTCCTGGCATTCGGACGCCTGGACAATTTCCAGATCACCGCTCCGATTTTTGCAGACTTACCGGAATCAGGCGACCAGATCATCGTACCGGACGCATGGCAGGCAGACTACATCGACGGAGTCCGCCAGGTAACAATTTATGGTACTTTGTACATGGACCAGCCTACAAGATAAGGGAGGAAGTAGAAAATGGCAGAACATACAATCGTAGCAGCCGGACAGTTTAGCGTAACCCTTACTCACCCGCTTTATAACGGAGGAGTACCGACAACTATCGCCGGCTTCAGACTTGAAGGCCAGATGGTCCAGGCACAGCAGGCCATGGACAGCTCGAAGATCATCGCGCTGGCCAACGGAAACACGCTCACCATTACAAACACAAACGGCGCCGGAACTTTGACATTCAACGTCGTAAAGACCGGAACAGCCGGAGACATGGTAAAGGTAGCAAACTTCTTGAAGAAGGCCGGAGACAGCGTAGGCGGAAAAATCCGTATTACACAGGAAATCAACGGCAAGACAGAAGGCCAGACATTCTCAGCTTGTACAGTTAAGACATGTCCACCGCTCAACATTCAGGGCAACGACGCAGCAGACTACCAGGTAGTATGGAACTACGGCCAGGTAGACGACGACGCTGCCGGCGACGACGAGTAATCATAAAGAGGTGACAGAATGGAAGCGCTGACACTGACTAGAAACGATTACACCGAAGCCCTGGAGCAAATAAACCAGGGCCTCGGAGACGAGAGCTATATCTCGCTTTTTACGGTAAAATTTCCAGACGGAATAAACACAGCAAGTACGCTGGAGATTTGCCGCGTAATTCAGAGCCCGGGCTTTGACAACAAGCTCCGGCTCATGAGAGTTTGTATCACCGGCAAGAACGTCGAAGTAATCTGTCCGAATGGAGAGGTCGAGAAATTCTGCATGAGCGACCCGGAAGACAACCTGGAAGGTTTCCCACTTTTCCAGAAGGATCCGCTCGCGCTTGTTGCAATTGCGGACGCTTTGTACGGATACATCCTAAAAAAATACGTGCGGCTCTCGAAGCCCAAAGAAGCAGCCGCCAAAGCGACGGAATAAAAGAAATAAGAGCCGCGAAGGTGGTCCAGAGGCTGAGTCCAAACGGCTACCTGTGGCTCTATTTTAATTTCTGCCGCGAATACGCAAGACCGCCCGCCGACCTGGACGAAATGCTCGATGGGCTCTCTTGCATCAGGGCAAGACAGGAAATCGAGGAAATATATGCCAAAGAATGACATCGGCGGATTTTTTGTATCGCTGGGACTAGACACAGACAAAAACTCATTCGAGACCGGAATCAGACTCATAGACGGCGTCGCCAACGGCTTCAATAAACTGATCGGAGCCGCCAGGAACGCGGCCGTCGTCATGGTTTCTGCGGCCACAGCCTCCGGAGTCGTAGCGTCCCAGGAAATCAAGACAGCCGAAACATTAGGCACCACAACCGAGAACTTAAACAAGTGGAAAGCAGCAGCCAAGATAGCCGGCGTAGACAGCAACGCCCTGGTGGGAACAATAAGCAAGCTCGCCAACGTATTAAACCACATAGACATAGACGCCGCAGGACTTGACGCCTACGCAGAGCAGCTCGGAAAATTGCAAATAGGATTTGACGAGCTCGAAGGAATGGACCCAGGCGACGCCGTAGCAAAAATCATAGCAACGGCCCAGAGCAAGCTCGACGGCACGCCGGAGACAAAGCTCCGACTGACCGCAATCGTAGGAGACATCCTCGGAGACGCCGGCCAGCAGTTATTTGTAGACTTGCAGCGCCAGGGCCTGAGCATTTATGAATTCTTAAGCGGAGCACAAAAAACACAGTTTGAAACAAGAGAAGACAAAGAGAACGCTGCCGGATTTCTGACAGAAGTACGCACAATTACCGAGGAAACAAAAAGCCTGGTTTCATTATTCGGCGACAGCATGGCCAAAGAGCTGACACCGGTAGTAAAAGACATCAAACAATGGATGCTCGATCACGGGCCGGAAATCGCAGAAAAGCTCCGCGACATTGCAGAGGACACAGGAGCCCTCGTAAACAAGATCGTAGGAGCTGCACAAAAAGTAAAAGAAAAAGTTGATAATACTCCGGTAATAAAGGAAACAGGAAAAGCAATCCTCGAGTCACCGAAGGTAGCATGGGAAGGCACAAAACAGATGGCCTCACAGATCGCCCAGGGAGACTGGAAAGGAGCTGGACAGACATACCTCGAAACAGGTGCAAACGTACTAAAGCCGGTCACAATTCCTATAAAAGCCGGAGCCGAAGTCCTGGCTGAAAAATACGAGGAACAGGAAAAAGCAGAACTGGGCATGGACGACGAACAATACGCAAGCTACGAAGAAGCCCAGCAGGAAATAAAAGCTTTATGGAAAGCAAACAACCCTCGCGCATTATTCCCTACCGATTGGAATAAACTGCCTTATGAAAGTTTAAACATAAAAACACAGAAGCTCATAGATAAATACGGCGGAAAAGAAAACTTCAAATGGATAAAGGACGGAATCATACGGCCAGACGGTACGGTCACACAGGTAGCGCCGGATGATTGGGTATTTGCGGCACGGAACCTCGGAGACCTGGCCCGCGCATTTATTCCACAGGGAGCAGGCACACAGATCCAGGCGCCAAGCGAATACGTAATAAACCAGACGTTCAACATTACCGGTTCAAACGATATCCCACAGGTGCTCAAAGCACAGGCCTACAGAGGAACCCAGGAAGGCCTCATGGACTTAATGGCCCAGAGCTCGAGACGACTCGAAATGATGAGCGGGACTAGATAACGCAGAATAAACGGAGTAAAATAATAGCGGAGGAAAACAAAATGAGAAAAACAATCGCTATAATTTTATTTTTGATAACTGCCGCTTTCTGCTTTGCAGAGACCGGATACAACGGATACGAATGGGGAAGAAGCCGGGAGTCTTTAGATTTTGGAGAAGGGGCTGAAGAATGGGATATCATGGAAGGAACAAGTCTCGTTTCTTACAGCAGCCAGGCCCTAGGCCGGTTCATTGTAAAAACATTGATTTTTTATAACGGCAATTTTGATGGCGTTTCTTATTTAATCTCAAACGAGGACATAGCAGACATCGAAACAAGCCTAGGGAAAAAAGTCCATGAAGTAAACGTGGAGCTTTTCACAAATGAAGATCTCCCGGAGATTATAAAGGACAATTCTATAGAGTTTCCAGAATACGCCTACGAGAGCGAGGATACCGCAACCCTGGCAGCCATGATTTTTGTCGAGGCTTTTTATTGGACCATTATGAGTGAGTTTGAAATGAGAGGGTACAAAAGCATTCCTGCAACAAACAAAAAAACGAGCACAACAGAAGGAATCGCTACCATTTCCATTTTTAACTATAACAGTGATACAAGAATTTATTTTATAAACGGGAACCTGGAAGGATTGGCCTGTTTAGTTTTCCTGCATCACTACAGCGATTTATAAAGAGGACAAAATGGACGGACTTATTCTAAAAATCATTGAAGGCAACAGCGCAGCCATTAACCTGGCGAAGACAGCCATAAGCACGCCGACACTCATAAATAAAGATTTGACCCAGGGAACTGTCTCGGCCATTGCACTGGAAGTCGAGACGAGCCAGAAGATCGCCCAGGCCGAAGTCTCGGAAAGCCTGATTATAAGCAGCGACACCAAGACCTACGTCTCGGACAACGTAGCGCCAGGAAGCAAGAGCTGGAACCTGAGCGGATACATCGTCGGAAACAGAGCACTCGAACAGTCTAGCCTTTTTCAACCGACACTAAAAATGAACACTGACATACTGTGGCAATGGTTCGAGAAGGGAGCCGTCCTGATTTTCAAAGACGGCAACTCCCAGATTTACGACAACGTCGTGATCAAGAGCCTGCAGACCGCACAGCAGAAGGACTCTGCCGACGCCGTACCATTCACGATGACCCTCAAAGAAATCAACGTCATGGAGACAGGGCTCGCCGGACTGGTCGGAGGAATCAGCGGCACGCTCAACCGCGTAAAAAAATCGATCGCCAAAGTGGGAAGCGTACTCGGACTGTCAGCTGGTCTCGGTTCTGTAGTCTCAAGCCTGCGCCTTTTCTAAAATGACTACCGCTCGTTAGTTTCAAAAACACCCGTAAAATTGTACTCGTTTTTTGTATCACGCGAATTCGGGTAATTTGCAGGAAAGCTGCAAAATGAGCCGTAAAAGGCCCAAAATGGCCGGTTTTAACGCAGTTTAGACCCTGGCGAAAACCCTCCGACGCAACGTGAGCAATCCTAGGCCCAAATGTGGCCATTTTCAAAGTGGTGGACAAATTACTCAAAAGTTTAAAAATACCCCCCGTTTTTTCAATCCTAGGGCCGGTTTTAACTACTCGTCGTCCGTTTCCTTTTACTCGTCATACATACTGGAATACACGACTAACATCGACCACTTTTTAACCTACCGACCGTTAGTTAGTTTTGAGAAAAAAATTGCGCGTTATACACAACTAACTGGCTAGCGTTATTTAAGACTAACTGAAAAAAGCGCAGAGGCAAAATGACTATAAGAGCATGAAGGAAATAACGAAGAAGGAGCTGGTCCCATGGCCAAGTGCGGAGCCCGCTGAGAATTTCAATTTCTCTTGTACTGCCGAGGGCGGACTTTTTGAATTTCATTTTAAATGGTTCAACGACCGCTGGAACCTATGGGTAACACTACCAGACGGAACGGTGCGACAGGCAGGCACGGAGCCAGGAGTTGTAAGCTGGACAGGCTGCCAGGATTACGGACTCGTAATCGAAGGCGACATGCAGCACATAAACTTTGACGAATTATACCACGCGGAGATGTTCATTTTAACATGGCTTTAATGCAGAACTTCAACAGAATAGTACGCCTCAAGATTTACACGGCCTCCGGCGACGTTACGGTAATCGACTGCCCGACCAAAGGACGAAAGCCGAAGATAGAAATCAACGGGACTTTTTCAAACCAGAGCTACCTGCCGTCGTTCAACATAACGATTACAAATTTATATTTGAACTTAAGAGACAACGCATACAGCACGGTAGAAGTCGAAGCCGGATACGAAGGACGCACTACAACATTCACCGGAAAGATTTTCTCGCTCTACCAGGAAGCACCAGGACCGGAAGGCCGCACGGTGATCCAGTGCAAAGAAGGAAACATAGAACCATGGCTCGACGCGACGGTGCAGATTTCTGCAGAATCAGGAGCGCCGCTCCTTACAGTACTTAATACGATAGCCAAGACCCTGGGAGTTTATAGAGTAGTCCCAGGAGCCAGCGTAAACGCAATGACACTCAAGCAGCGAATGGAGCACGACGGATCCGCAAGAGGAGCCATCGAGAAGCTCAAAAATATGTTTGAAGACAAGCGCCTGGACGTGTTCGTCCGCGGCAATTTTCTGTGCGCAATTTTACTGCAGGAAGGCCAGGACTTTATAAACTCGTACGTTTTAGAATACATGAGCGCACCGCCACAGGAGAACGTCGGAGGAAGCGACGGAACCTACTACACGACGATAACGGCACCCTGGATGCCGGAGCTCCGCATAGGAGACAGGCTCACTATTCCAAGCCGAACATACATTAGAAGCCTCGTGAAGGTCGGCAACGTAACCGGAAAGCAGGACATAAAGGTTTCAAAATTGAGTTTTCACTTTGCAACGACAGGAAGCATAAACCAAATGACGGTCCAGGGATACCTGGTAGGAAAATAAAATGAACGACATATTCCAAGCAGAACGCTACACAGACAGGAACCTCATAGAATCAATCCTCGCGAGCTTTTACATAAACGACTACGGATACATCAAGAAGGTAAACCCGGACAAGACCGTCGACGTGATCCACGCGAAAATGCTCAAGACCATGGACGGCCAGAGCCTGCGGCCAACGACCACAAAGGCACTGGAAGTTTTAACCCTTTCATGCGGAGGCTTTGCGCTCCAGGTCGACTACAAAGCCGGAGACAAAGTGCTGCTCCTCGGCCTTAAAGACTACGTACCAAAGACCCAGCAGGTAGCAATACCAACCGAGACGACAAGCTACCTGCACTACACCCGCGAGACAATGAAGGCGCTCCCTTTATGCGTATTTGATAACACGGCGAAGGTTCAGGTTAAAACAGAAGAAGGAACCCTGCAAGTAAACACAACAAAGAACATAGAACTCAACGGAAACACAAAGCAGTTTGTAACATACGAGGAGCTGAACTCAGCGTTGCAGGATTTGTGGACAAAGATAAAAAGCCACACGCACCCGGTATCAACGACAGGCACCTCGTCCGCACAATCAGGAACAGCCTCGGCAAGCCAGGAGCTCTCGCCGGTTAACCTGGACATTTCTGCTTCGAAGACCACAACCGTGGTGACAGGAGGATAATATGGATTTGAAAATGCAAGCCGAAGACATAACCACAGCAGGCGTAAACTGGGACTGCGACGTAGAGGACGGAATCGTCCCGATTATTACCGACGACCAGGAGGACGTCCAGAGCGCGATCCTGGCCGGATTTTTAATCACCGGCACGGTTCCACAGCTGCCGGAAGCAGGCGTACCATGGACGGATTTTTTAACAGGAAAAATCACATTTGGAGTCTTGGATTTTTACGTACGCGAAAGCCTGGCCAACGTGGAAAAAAGCGAATTCTATCCGCGATACGACATCGAGGACGACCAACTGACTATGAGTATAGGAAAAGCGCCACAGGAGGAAGCAAATGGCATTTGAAATTGACGGCGAGACATGGGAGCCAAAGACAGCCACAGAGCACGCCGACAGAATAATAGATAAAATAAATGAGCTTTTAATCGCGAACAACATAAAAGACAAAAACGGCAACATCGTGCAGATGAAGAAGGTCTACAGCAACGCCCTGTACCTCCTCGCGCTTGGAGACGGCAACAGGCTCGCCGACAACGACCAGGACCTCAGCCGCGCGATTAACAGCTTTAATATCGAGTTATGCGACGACGCCCAGATAGAAAACCTCCTGCCGATTGCAGCCATAACACGCAACCCAGGAAGCTACTCAACGCTGCGCCTTTCTGTAACAGCAAGCGAGGACGGACAATGCGTAATCCCAGCCGGAACAAAGGCACCCTACGGAGATGTTAACTTTGTAACCCAGGTCGAGACCGTAATCAGTGCAGGAAGCACGGCGCTCATAGACACCGTATGCGACACCCTGGGACCGGTCGTAGTTTTGAGTGGAGAAATCACAGCGTTTGACGTAGACATCGCCAACCTCGAAAGCGTAGAAAATCCGACAAGCTCGGAGCCAGGAGTCGCACCGGAGACAACCAACGCACTGCGCCAGCGCCTCATCAACGCCGACACAATCAAGTACTCGCTCGATGGCTGCAAGAGAGCCCTGGAAGAATTGACAGGCGTAAGCCATGCAAGAATTTATTTCAATTACGATACAGTGGACCCTCTCGAGCTTGCAGGAAGCGTAGAGGTAGCACCAAGAACCGCATACATTGTAGTGCTTGGATGCTCGGACAAGATCGCCGAAACATACGCTGAATACATGAACGCACCGACCCAGAACGACCCGAATGCAGAAGGAACCTACTCAACGGTAAACATTACGATTACAGCCGGAGCAAGCGCTGCAACGCTGCCAGGAACAACCACAGCGACCTACGACGGTCACGTATTCCAGATAAACGCAGCCACAACGGTAGCAGCCGGCACCAGCCAGGCCGTTCCGTTTACATGCACGGAATGGGGAGCCTTTGACGTACCGACACTCGGAATCCAGGAGCTGGACCAGACAATCGCAAACGTCGAGAGCGCCCAGAACCTGCAGCCTGCAGTACCAGGCTCCGGAGATCCGAAGCATGAACAGAACTGGATAACAAGCTCCGGCCAGGCAATCGCAATAAAATACGACGACGCCAAGAAGCAGAACATATACGTAAAAGTTTACCTGGAGAAGGACGCAGAAGTAGGAAGCCAGGTAGAAAATCAGATTAAAAAGGATTTAATCTACGCCAGCGCCAAATGGGAAATCGGAGAGACAGTAACACAGGTGCTCGCCTGCGCACCTTTCACAGACTGCAAATATACAAAGGTAGCATACGTAAAAATCAGCGCCGACGGAACAACCTGGACCGACTCGCTCGAAATGGGCTGCAACACGATCCCGGCGCTTGTGGATGCAACCATAAGCATACAGGAGTATGAGGAATGATAGAGCCGAGCAAATACTACGCGCGCCAAATGAACGGCCCGGTTCTTTCTGCCAACGCAGAAGCGCTGGACCAGGAGCTGGACGACGCAAAGGCAATAGAACACTACCTCTACAATTTGTCAATTGACACAGCCCAGGAGACTGAGCTCGAGAACATCGGCCGAATTATCGGTTATTTGAGGCCGCTGGTTCCGGAAGGCTTCGACAGCGAGAACGTCCTGCTTTTTGGAAGCCTGCCATTGACCCAGGACGAAGACATCGGACTTGGAACCGTAGAAAGTAACGTCGGCGGCCAGCTTTCTACAATACAAATATCGGACACGAACTACATGAGCCTGGGCGTTTACAGAAAATTCTTAAAAGGAATGGCCGAGCTCAAGCGCTACGGAGTTACACTGAAATCAATAGATTTTATAGCCTCGAGCGTAAGTCCAAACTATACGATTGAATGGGACGAAGACACCCAGGACGTAATCGTCAACTTTACAGAAAACATCGGCTTTAAAAACATATGGATTTTAACACAGCTTTTCTATCGAATTGCGACAGAACCGCAGGTCCTGATAGTAAGCGACGAAGGAGAATAAAATGGTACCAACACAAACACTAGAAAACTTCCCGGCATTTGGAAACAACGCAACCAAAGTAAAGCCGGATGATCCGAAATACTCAAACGGCTTTCAACCGGCTGACGTTTATCCGGCTGAATGGGTAAACTGGGTATGGGGAAAAAGCTCCAATGGAATAACCAAACTCAACGAAGGCGTCGACATGATGGAGCAGGAAATAAACAACGTCCTGGGCGGAGCAGACAAGACTCCGGACGCTACAAAGAACAACCAGCTCCTCGAAGCAATCCAGAAGCTCATAACCGACGCAGAGACACGAGCCAAGCTCGCAGCACATCCGGTCGGCAGCCTTTACTGGTCAAAGAACAGCACCGACCCTTCTACCTTATTTGGAGGCACCTGGGCCAGAGTAAAAGACAAATTCATACTTGCAGCCGGAGATACCTACGCACAGGGAGCAACCGGAGGAGCTGCAACCGTAACACTGCAGACAACGCAGATCCCAAGCCATAACCACACATTCAACGGGAGCGAAGTAACCAGCGGAGGAAGCTCGGCTGCAAATACCGGAGCAGAATCCAGTCACACTCACTCCGTAGGTGCACACGCACACGGACTGAACGGTCACACGCACAGCGTAACAGCAGCCGGAACCGTATCAAAGCACAGCCACACAATGGCACACACTCATAGCGTAACAGCGTCCGGAACGGTAAGCGTATCAACTAACCCAACATTTAGTGGTTCATCAGCAACAACAGAGGCTGGAGGATTACACGCACATTTTATATGTGCTTACAACGCAAGAGTAACCTCTAAGCCTTGGTATGATGCGGCAGGCTTTGTTTCATCAAAAAGAGTTGCTGTCGGCAACAGTAGTTGGACTTCCCCTTCAATAAACAATAAAACTCAATTTGATTTTTCTGATAAAAACGAAAACACAAACGTCTCAAAAAGAATCAGGGTAAATACATCAACATGGGATGATGGAGGAACGGGAACCTACGACCTAGCAACAGACCCGGTAGACGCCCATATGCACACAGTAACTGCTAAAGGAACAATTAGTGGTGGCTCTTATTCATTCTCAGGAAGTGCCGTAACAAGCGGAGGAAGCTCGGCTGCAAATACCGGAGAAGCACAGCCAACATTTACAGGAACCGCCGTAACATCGGGAGGTGCTACAGGATCTACCGCCAATTCTACAGCATTCAACAGTGGAACAGGAAGCTCGCATAGTCACACAATGGCACACACTCACAAAGTAACAGCAGCAGGAACCGTAGGCAATGCCGGCGGCGGAGGTTCACACGAGAACATGCCTCCATACGTAGTTTATTACTGCTGGGAAAGAACCGCATAAAAGCCAGGGCGCCGGCATAAGAGCGCCAAAGGAGAAAACAAAATGCTAGTAAAAGTAAAACTGATAGGCAAGCGCCGTCAGATGTTCCACACAAACGAGTACACCATGGGAACACTCGAGGAAATGCACCCGGACATCCTGGAAGCAACGGTCATGACAGACGACGGTAAGAAGACACTCGCCCGCATGCGCCGCCCACGGCCAAAGCACTACGAGAAGTACGACTACAAGCCGCTGCCACCACCACAGCCAGCCCAGGACCCGATAGCGCCGGACTTTCCAGAAGAACAGCCTACGCGTAGTCCCGATGCAGATCCGCAAGAAGGAAGCGAGAAATAAGATCCTTCTCGACCGCCGGCATTTCGTCGCCACGGACGTCCTGGAGGTACCCGACCGCAAGCTCGACAGGGAACCACCGGCCGCCCATATAGGCGCGGATGCCGAACTGCTCCGACAGACAGAGCTCAAAATTAACGTAAGACCTGGACGGAGCGATAAGCCGGAAATCGCAGTCATGGAAAGTAAAGTACCCGCCCGAATCGGTACGGCATGAGAATTTGACCGACAGCTTATAATCAAAATCAAAGCCGGAAGGAAGCGGACGCCACGCTGCAGAAGGAGAAGCCGCGAGCCTTTGATACTTCCGATTAAAAGAATCCAGCCAGGAACGAAGAAAAGCATTAGCAGAATCGATATCGCGGATATTCAGGAAGCGGAAAATAAATGGGAGCTTACCCTGGAGAGTCTGCCACAACCGCTCAACGCGGCCCTTTGCCTGCGCCGATAAAGCCAGAATGACCTCAATAGATAATTCATCACATAAATCTTTAAAATGCGTACTTTCGTTTTTTGAGTAAAGAAGGCGCTGGCCGATGGTTTTATTTTTTTTACGCGCCGAGCGGACAAAGGACGAATGCCGGTCAATGTAATAAGACAGAGGCACCCCGTAGCGCTGCCAGGTTTGCCGGAGGACTTCATTATAACCCAGGCGGCACTCATTGAGACAGAAGTACAGACCGACCACGCGATGCGTAGCGTCGTCGATCCCGCCATGCAGGGTAACATACGAGCCGTTCATAAACCAGTCATGGCACGAGGCGTCCATTTGAACAAGCTCACCCTCCCGCGGACGTTCATCGCGCTTTTTATGCTCGAGCTTTTCCTTTGTAGACCAGGACCGCGGAGGCTTGATCCCAGCGTCAGAAAGCACCTGGCGGACCACATGATAAGGGATAACAAGACTGTGACAAATTGGAAGCTGCTCGCAGAAAGTAGCGAACGGAGCATCCGGCCAGAACTCCCGATAGAGCCGGACGATTTCTGCACGAAGCTCGTCCGAGTATTTCTTTTTTTGGTACGCAAGACCACGATGGCCATTGACGAAAGCAGCCTCGCCCTTTTTCAAATATTTGTGTTTGAGAACAAAAACGGACTGAGCGGAAAGATTTAATAAATTAGCACATTTTCTGATAGATAGGGTACCAGCAGCCACAAGCGGAATATAATAGGCTTTGCGGCGCTGGAGAGCCTGGTAATTTGACATAGACACTCCAACCCCTGCCACCACCCGAAACCTTACCGAAAATAAAAAACTTTGTCAAATTTTAATTTTTTACTTGACATTTTCAATTTAACCCTTTAAGATTAACAGCAGAAACCCAGAGCGCTGAGTTTTTGCTAACTTGACCCATCGCTCTGCGATGGAACTCCAACAGGAGAAAACCAGCCCACCGATAAGTTAGCAATCGGTGGGCTTTTCTTTTTAAGGGAGAAAAAAGAAATGACAGCAGCAGACAAAAAGGTCCTGGAACTAAGGAAAAAGCAGAACGTAGCCAAAGCAATGGCAACAGTAGCCAAAAAAAGAGGCGACTACCTCCTGGCGACTTTTTACGAGAACGCCAGGAAAGGATACGAAAAGAAAATCTTTGAGGCACAATTTGTGCAATAAATACCTGGTGCGAACCGGTACCCCCGATGTTGGGCTCTCCACCCAAAACCATCAGAGCTCGGCAGGTTCAACTCCTGCCCGCACCTATACCGGCAAGACCGGAAAACAAAACTACAGGAGGTTATCCATGGATAACGAATTGAAGGACATCGCCGACAGACTAGATAAGTACGGCGATGGCTGGACGATAACAAACGCCCAGAGGAACGACGACGGAAGCTGGTGCCTTACCATCCACCACAAGCCAACAAAGGAGGCCGCCAATGACAACAACAAATAAGGCCGGACTCCCGGAAGCATTCGTAAACTTCGTAAGCGAAGTACGACACAACAGGCCAGGAAGCCTGAGCGCCACCACACTGCTCAAAGGCGACAAAGAAATTGTTTTATTTGACCGCCACTTTGACGAGCTGGAACAGGACGCAGCGGACCTGGTATGGGCCACATTTGGTACAGCTTTTCACGCGATCATGGAGAAGCAGAACACGGAGGCCTTCAAAGAAGAAGCCTTTGAAGTAGAAGTAGAAGGCTGGAAGATTACCGGTCGCGTAGATTTCTACGACATGAAGAACGCGATCCTCGGCGACTACAAGACCGCCAGCGTTTGGAAGGTAATCTATCAGGACTTCGCAGACTGGAAAGCCCAGGGCCTGACATACGCCTGGCTCATGAAACAGCACGGCCTGAACGTAAAGCGCTGCGAGTTTGTAGCCTTCCTCAAAGACCACTCAAAGACAGACGCAAAGCGAAAAGAAGGCTACCCACAAAAGCCGGTTTATAAATACGCCTTTGACGTAACAGAAGCCGACCTGGAAGCAACCGAGGCAAGAATCAGATCCAAGATTAAATCAGTAACAGAAGCCTACAAGCTCGGCGACGACGACATCGAGCCATGCACGGCCGAAGAAAGGTGGGAGACCGCGACCAAATACGCAGTCATGAAGGAAGGACGCAAGACCGCAGTTAAAGTCTGCGACGATGAACAAGCCGCCAAGCAATACATCGAACAGACCGGAGGTAGCGGCCTATACGTCCAGGAGCGCAAAGGCGAATCCAAAAAATGCGCCGATTACTGCCCCTGCTGCGAATTCTGCAACTTTTATAAGGAGCATGTCAAGCAGCCAGAGGACGAACAGGAAAGCGCATAAACACAGGCAAGTACCTCGTATGAGGGAAGATTATAACCCCCTCCGGAGGGAACAAATCCGGCAAGCAAGATAAAAAAAAGCAATTTGGTGGCAGGCCGGAAAGACGGTCAAAATGGGGATACCACCCAGGACGGATGAATCGCCCGCCCTGGTCCCCTTCTTTTAGGAGATACAACTATGGCAGATATAAACAGAGTAATTGAAATCGGACGCCTCACACGCGACGCCGAAATGACCTACACACCAGGTGGCATGGCAATCGCAAAATTGAGCATTGCAGTAAACCGCCGCGTTAAAAACGGAGACGGCTGGGCTGACGAAGCTAACTACTTCGACGTTCAGGTATTCGGCAAGACCGCAGAAAACCTCAAACCTTTTCTGACCAAAGGAAAGCAGGTAGCAATAGACGGATACCTCAAGCAGGACCGCTGGGAGAAGGACGGCCAGAAATTCTCAAAGGTAACAATCAACGCCAACGACATCCAGCTGCTCACACCAAAGGACAAGAACCAGACAAGCGGATCCGACAGCGGATATGACGACAGCTACGACTACAACTAGGAGAGAACCATGGCAGAGGAAAAACAAAACGCCCTCGAAATATACGAGGCATTAAGCAGACCACCAAAATATGCACTGCGCGAAATTCAGGAAGGAACCCTCAAAGGCAAGACCGACATCAACCCTCAATGGCGCTACAAAGCAATGACCGAAACATTCGGACTCGTAGGCCTCGGCTGGAAGTATGAAATCCTGGACTTATGGCACGAACCTGGCGCCGGTAACGAGGTGCTCTGCTTTGCAAAGGTAGCCGTATTTATACGCGACCCGGAGACAAAAGAATGGAGCGACCCGATCGTAGGCGTCGGAGGTTCAAAGCTGATCAACGATTTTAATCGCGGACCAAAGAGCAACGACGAAGGCTACAAAATGGCCGTAACGGATGCATTCAGCACCAGCCTCAAGATGCTCGGCGTAGCCGCTGAAATTTACGCAGGACGCTGGGACGGAAGCAAATATATAGATCAGGGAGAAGCTCCTGCAGAGCCAAACAAAAAGGAAGCAGGACCAGCCGGCGGACCGGATACAGAAGAAGAACGAAAGCAGATAAAAGAACTGCTGGACACGAAGTACCCGGACGGAACTCTAATGTTTGCGGACGTAAAACCACAAATGAAAAAATGGAGAAGCGAAAAGACCGCCGCCCAGGTAATAGAATCGCTTAAGGCTGCAGAGAAAACCAGGACTGAGAAGTACTGGGAAGCTGCAAAGAAAACCCACGACGAAGCCGTAGAAGCCCGCGAAGAAGCTCCTGCTCCAAACCCAAAAGACGACACCATGCCAAAGGCAGACGAAGAAGGTGCTCAACAAGCCTTCGACGTATTCTAAAAAGTAAAGAGGGAGGAACGACATGAGCGGAGTAACAATCACCTTACAGCGCGTAGACATCAAAGGCAGGATCGCATTTATGCCACCGAAGGAGCCGGAGCTCCAGGAAGCCATAAGGAAGGTGCTCCGCACATGCCGCGATAAAAACAACGACTACGTAGCCGTAACATTTGCGCGACCTTTCAAACCGCGTACGACCGGACCGGAAAGTCAGAACCACCATCTCAACAGCCACATCATGGACATTTGCAAAGAGACCGGCAACGATTACGACACGATAAAATACTGCGTCAAAATGATAGCCGTCGAGGAGATGGGATACCCTTTCCAGACGATCAGCGGACACGTAGTACCCAAGCGCGAGCGAGACTGCAGTACGGAGGAATGCGCGAAACTTATCGAAGCAAGCCACGTGCTCGCCGCCCAGCTTGGAATCATTCTGAACGAGGGGAACAAAGAATGACAAAGACAACAGGCGAACAAAAGAGCTCCTGGGGAAATATTCGCAACGCAGAGACAAAAGCTCCGCTCGCAACATACGACAGCCAGCGCGGACACGGATACCTTAAAACAAAAATCACAGACACCGACGGAGTACGCCGCATGGTTTACATCCACACGCTGGTCGCTCTTTATTTCCTCGAAGCACCGGACCAGGAAGGCCTCGAGATTAATCACATCGACGGGAACAGCCTGAACAACAGCTACACCAACCTGGAGTGGATCACCCACAAAGAGAACCAGAGAGAATGGCGCCGATTAAGGAGAGCCTCATGACCGAAGCCCAGAAGGAACAGCGAATGCTCCAGCTTGCCAAAAGCGGCGGCGTATGCGAAGTATGCGGCCGGACGCTCACACCGAGCACCTGGCAGGGAGCACACCGGATCGCGAACACCGAAGCCAACCGAAAAAAATGGGGAAGCTGGATAATCGACGCGCCGGAGAACATCGCTATAGTTTGCAGCCTTAAATGTAACCACATCTGCAACGTAGGATACACGCCGGCCGAATGCCTGGAGATAGCAGAAAAAGTACTGAAAAGGGAGAAGCAGAAATGGAATTAAAAAACGAAACACGCGAGAGTTTCATATTTCACGCCGAATACATCGCAGACATCCCAGAGGAGCTGCAGCCACAATACGCAATGTACGCCATTAATTACGCGCTCAAAGGAATAGAACCGGAGCTCGAAGACTGGCGCGACGTAAAGATGTGGAATGCCATAAAGAACCGAATCGACGCAGAGCGCGAGATTTACGAGAAGAAGTGCTCCAACCTTAAGCAGAGACAGAAAAAAACACCGGACACCGACAAAGCTCCGTCGGACACCGACAAAGCAATCTCGGAGACCGAGAACGCAAAACCGGACGGTGAATATGAATTTGAATTTGATACTGAATTTGTTTCTGAAAATGAGAGTGAGACTGAACTTGTAGCAAAAGCAGACGCGCCAGGGCGCGAAACTCCCTCCGTCACCGATTATTCAAACAAGATTTATAAAGTTTTTCACGAAGCAGGTCTGCCCTGCGCACAAAACAATGCAATTTCATTTTTACAACGCGATTTCAAAAACGCCATGGCTTACATTCACAAGAGCGACACGCTGCGCCGGATCCCGCCGGAGGACATCATAAAAGCCTGCGAGAACTACGCCCAGACGGTAAACGACCCGCGGAGTTTCATAACCGGAAAATACAGCTTTGAACGCCTGGTCACATTCAAAAACTTTGTGGACTACCTGCCGGAGAATTACGTCCCGGAGAACTTCATCGACAAGAAAGCCGGTACACCGGAAGCAAAAACCATACGCGACTGGAAGGACATCTGCCCGCACTGCGGCACGAAGTCCATGACATGGGACAACCAGGCACAGAAGTTTATATGCCACAAATGCGGAAAAGAGTTTGAATACGAGGAGGTCAACCAATGAGCAACTCAAAGATTATAAAGCGCATAGCCATGGACGGGAAGACGAAGTACTCCTACTGCCCGCACTGCGTAAAGAAACAGGAAGAAGCCGGCAAGAGCTGGGAAGAACTGCCGCCGCTTTTCAAACTGATAATGGTCACCTACGACCCAGAGGTAAAGCGGGAAATACCGGAGACCAAGTACGAATGCCCGAAGTGCCACCAAGTAAGCGACCTGGAGACCTTCATAAAGTTTTATACGAAGTAAGGAATTTAAAAATGGTGGGAGAAACAAGCTGGGAACAGACCCTGCTCAAGTACGGAGTACAACAGAGCCTGTTTGATGACATCGAAGGAGAACGGGAACCAGGAGCACCGAAGGAGCTGCCTTATTACGACAAGCCGAGGACCGACAACCAGAAGCTGATCAACTGGCAGAAGGAGTACCGCGAGGGAGACGTCAAAGCGCTCGATTTGATTTTTGAACTTTCCAAGCAGATAGCCTGGAAGTACATAAACAAGATCAGCAAGACGAACAAGAAGGTCAAAATCCTCTCGGCTTCAGAGCGCGAGAACAAAGCGACCGACGCGGCCACCTACATAGTAGTGCAGCTGATTAAACGGCCGGACTTTGCCATGACGACCCCGAGCGCCTACGTATGGCTCCGTGTAATGCACGAGCTATTCTACCACAGGAAGGTCGACAAAATAGTGGACTTTGTAGACCTGGCCCGATTTTTCAAAGAAGGATCCGAGCCGGAAGCAGAAGAAGAAAACCTGGAGGACAAGATAGAAGCGATGAAAAAATACGTAGCATACGGAGAAGGAAGAACGCTGACGTTCAACTCGCAGACCGAAGTAAAAGAGTACTTCTACACGAGCAACGAAAAATGGCTGGACGTAATCGAGGACGGAAAACCGGTAGAAGATCCGAAGACCGGCGATCTTTTCTACATCGACGAGCTCGTAACCAGGAGGACAGAATGCTAGACAAGACCCTGCACATTTTGGAGTTTCTGCTCCTGGGCCTGGTGCTTTTCCTGGAAGCAGGAAACTACATCAAAGCGCACAATACGGAGAGCGAACTAAAAGAGACAGCCGCCAGGCTCGAACAGGAGATGGCGGAGACAGAAGCCAGGAGCCAGCGGATCGCTGACACCTGCATAGACATAATAACAAACGAAAGATGGAGGTAAAAACAAAATGAGCTATCCAAGACCAAGAGGAAGCGCCGACCTGGAAGAACAGACCGGCCATAACGCCGAGGATTTCCTCGACGAGCCAAGACAGCACCCGAGCGATTGGGAAGACAATGACGACGACCAGGAGGAAGAAGAATGAGCAAGCCGAAGATCAGAGACCAGCTCAAGAGCCTGGAAAGCTACATAAACGACATACCTGCCGTAATGGATCCATGCAAGATGTGTGACATTTACAAAAAAAATAACAACAATTACGACTGGGATCACGTGGACGAACACGGAGACCATGTAGAAGGAAAATGCAAAAACTGCTGCTGGTTTTATCCTAGCAACTTCAAAACAGGAGGCGAAGAATGACACACGCACAGAGACTGGAATACCAACGCAATTATTACTACACCCATAAGGACCAGGCGAAGGCTTACTACCAGAAGACCAAGAAAAAGCGCAAGGCATACAACAAGAAGTACTACCGCGAGAACAAATGGAAGTGGGAAGAAGTCTACATTCCACGCGCAATAGCAAAGGAAGCAAAAAAGCTGGAGGAAGAAAAATGACGATCCAGGAAGCATGCGACAAGTTGACAGAGCTCTGCCACCAGGGACACGCCCAGGCGCGCCTCATGTTCATAAGCGGAGCCGACGTGAAGGAAGTGGAAAACTTCGAAATGCTCGGAGACGACACGGCCATAATCAGCAGCAAGATAAAATGGCCCCAGCCTTTTCCACAGGAGATTGAATAGAAATGAGTGAAGAAGAAATATTTAAAAAGAAATATCCCGAATACTGTTGTGGCAAAGCATTGTTAAGTCCTTATTGGGACTTGTGGGAAGATGGTGCTGAATATGGAGTCAACAAGGCTAATGAATGGCACGACTTACGAAAAGACCCGAAGGACGTACCAGACGAAGGCACCTACCTGGTCGTATGGCAAAATGCAAGAGGCTACAGAGAAACAACGATAATGAAGTACGAGGAAGATGATGATGAAAAATTACACTGGTTTGATGATGAACAAGACTGCTGGGACGACGACGTAATCGCCTGGCGTGAAATTCCAAAGTTTCAGGAGGCCGCTCAATGACAACCACCACACCCACCCTCCGAATCTACATAAGCGGATCCATAACCCGCGACCCGGACTACCGAGCGCACTTCGCCAAAGCAGAAGAAAAGCTCCGACGCCAGGGACTGCACGTGTTCAACCCGGCGAAGAACGAAGCAGATCCGAACAAGACCTGGAAAGATTATATGAAGTACGACATCTGGCAGCTGCTCACCTGCAGCGCAATCTACATGCTCAAAGGCTGGAGACGGAGCAAAGGCGCCAGGCTCGAGTACCGGATCGCAAAGGCGCTGGACCTGGTAATCATGAAGGAACAATAAAATAAAGGGAGGAAAACAAAACGATGAAAAACAACCTTAGTGATTTGAATAACCATTTATTCAGCATGCTGGAGGAGCTCGAGGATGACGAGATATTCCAGGACAAAGAAAAAGCAGAGCGCACGATCAAGCGCGCAAAGGCCATGACCCAGGTAAGCTCGCAGATTTTGAACATTGCGAGAATCCAGGTGCAGGCGATAAAGACCGCCGAAAGCTGCGGCCTGCTCAACGAGGACATGCCGGCTTTAATTGCCACCAAAGACAGCAAAGCCGAAAAGCTGGAGCAGAAGAAAGAGACGAGAAAGCTCCTGGAGGCAGCATGCCGATAAGAATATACACACCCGAACAGCACGAATGGCTCGCCGCGTTCATACCAGGACACACCTGCCAAGAGGTAGCCGAAGAATACAATAAAAGATTTGAGTTGCAGATAACAGCCGAAAAGGTAAAAGCATACAAGACAAACCACCACATCAAAAGTGGAACAACCAAAGGCCAGAAAAAATGGAGCGGACCGCTCTGGACAAAAGAGATGGCCGACTTTGTCATAGCCAACAACAAAGGCAAGACGCACAAAGAAATGGCCGCGCTGGTGTCAAAGACCTTCCACAAAGAAATCAACGCAGCCCAGATAAAAGCGATCCGCGGAAGGCTGAAAATTGACAGCGGACTGACCGGAAGGTTTGAGAAAGGCCACGTGCCGCCGAACAAAGGCCGCAAAGGATACCACGCGCCAGGAAGCGAAAAAGGCTGGTTCAAAAAAGGCGAGACTCCCTGGAACCACGCCAACGTAGGAGACGAAGCCTGGACCACCGACGGCTACCTCAAAGTAAAGATAGCCGAGCCGAACAAGTGGAGACAGAAGCACATCCTGGTATGGGAGAAGCACAACGGCCCGATCCCCGAAGGCTTCATGGTAACCTTCAAAGACCAGGACCACGCGAACTGCAGCATAGAAAACTTGGCGCTGATTTCCAAGAGTGAGAACGCAATAATGAACTGTCAGGGCTTACGCAGCGAGGACCCGAAGCTCACCGAGACCGGAATCCTCCTGGCAAGATTGAAGCACAAAGTAAGCCAAGCGGAAAAGCGATAAAAAAAAATAAAAAAAGTTTAATAATTCGCTTGACTGGTTATCGCTAACCCTTTATAGTGTACATAGAAGCGCAGGGAAAAAGGCCTGCGGAGGAGCGAAACATGGAAAACAAAGAATGGAAAGTAAAAGGCTGGAGCCTTCCCGATTTTGGAATGATCCACGTAATCCTGGAGAACACAAAAACAGGAAAAGAGGAAAGCAAGACCTACAGACAGATGAGAAGCTTTGAAACTTGGATGTGGAAGCACGGACTTCTTAACGCAGCGCTTGAATTGGAATACGAAGTAGTAACAAGATAAACAATAGCCTGGGGAAAGGCCCAGGGAGGAGACGAACATGAAAAATACAATCTTGGCATTTTTAGGAGAAAACGGAAACTACAGCATGGTCATGGAAGCGGCCAGCGGCAAGACCTACTACGCGCTGTACATCGGAGCCGCCCTGCTCGACTGCTACCTGGTAGAGAGCGAGGAAGCAGACGAATGGCTGCAGGGAAAAATGAGAGAGTACAACTTACAATAGGAGGACGAACATGAATATAACATTTGAAGAAGCAGACAAGATCCGCGAGGCGCTCAAGCCAGGAGCAGATCCAGAAACAAGATACCAGGCAATCGCAATCCTGGATGTAGCTGAACAGAAGCAGCGCATAAAGAACGAAAAGTCCATGGCTTTCATCCAGTCCAAGCGCAAAGAGAACAGGCTCTACGCAAGACCAAAGAAGTGCTGGATAATTACCTTTGACCTTCCAGAAGGAAAGAAACACTTTGAACGCGTCGGAAACATAGACGAAGTACTGGAGAAGCTCAAAAAAGAGTATCCAGGATATAAAGCAATCAAATACAGAATAAAAACATTTAAGTAAGCAGGACCGGCCAGTGCGCCTGTCTTTTTATTTCCAGAACAATAAAAAAGGAGACCAACATGGAACAACAAAGTTTTATATTTGATTTCACAGAACCACAGACACCGGTAAACAACCAGTACATCACCCAGGAGCGCTGCACCTGCTCCGTTTGCGGACGCGATTATTTATACACGGAGTACACAAAGGTCGAGCACGGCCGGATCGTGCAGGACCGCGAGAAGAACGAAGCGAACCCAAGCTGGATTAATTACTGCAGCCGCGCCTGCTTTGTAAAAGGTTTCTGCAGAACCTGGAAGAATTCACCACACTTCGTAGACCTGCTCCACATCAACGGAATAAGCTACGACGAAATGCGAGAAGCCAGAGCGGACGCATAAAACTGACTATAAGAAAAACCCCACAGGAAGGAAGGAAGGAAAACATGGAACTTAAAAAAATATTCGAAATGACCAAAGCAGACAGATACACCCAGGACGGCCGCGACCAGATCGCGAAGCTCCAGGAGACAGAGGACGTAAGATACAAGACCGGCGACATTTCACAGAAGACAGGACTGCAGAAGCAGCCGGACGGCAGCAAAGTCACAATGAAGCATGACGGAAAGAAAATTACCAGCGTAGAATACGAAGCGCCAGGAAGCAAAGACGCAGCACCAAAGCTCCGCGAGCTCACCGGCGACTGCAAAATCCGTATTCGCCCAGAAACAAAGGATGCAAAGGTATACCAGATCGGAGAAATCAGCCAAAAGACCGGCCTGCAGAAAACAGCGAACGGATGGAGACCGGTAAAGAAGAACGGAGCTGGAATGCCATTAATGAAAGAAGAAGATTTTATAGGCAAGACTTACAAAGACTTTGTAACTGCAATCCCCCGCGGCCAATTCATGATAACCAGGAACCAGGACAACCCGGATGGATCAAGTGAAAACGACTTCACCGACGTAAAAAACGGAGGAAAGAAAATCACCGTGAAGTTTGACAAGAGCGGAAAGATAACCAGCGTAAAGCAGCACGAGAGTCCGACACGCCAATACACAGTAAGATCCACCGACGCCGCCCCTCGCCAGCTCACCGGAGACACCAGGATCCGCGTAAAGAAATAACTATAAGTTTGAAGTAAAATTCTTGTTAGCTTTTACAGTTAACTTTCCAACTAGATGTAAGACCAGCCGGAGCTGTGCCCGCAGCGAAGAAGGCTGGTCTTTTTTTTCAAAATAACTATAAGTATGACCCACATAAAGGGCCTCCTAATGGAAAGGCTCCGCGATCCCCTCCAATGTCGCGGGCCTTTTCTTTTTAACCAGAATGACTATAAGAGAAACCACACAAAGGAAGGAAAAACAAAATGAACCAATTTATGACATTTGGAGAAGCCCTGGAAGCATTGAAGCGAGGCGAAAAGGTATGCCGCGCAGGATGGAACGGAAAGGGAATCTACATCGAGCTCCAGAAACCGGACGAACACAGCAAAATGACCCTGCCATACATTTATATCGTAACCACAGGGCTCCAGAGCGACAACCCGGACGCGCCACGCGGAATAGTCCCATGGCTCGCAAGCCAGACAGACCTGCTCGCAGAAGACTGGATGATCTACTAACAGGAGGCCGGAGAATGAAAAACTTTAAACCGATAGGTATTCCACTGAAAGAAATAGGCCCGCGCCTCCAGGCTTTGCACGACGCCATAAAAGAACACGACATGGCGATCGGAGCAGACTCGCAGTACAACGTGAATTTTATGCCAGGCAGAGACAACGTCGTCTCCAGCGTAACAATGACTGTTTATTTTTTTGAAAAAGACCAGGAGGCACTACCAGATGGAACACAGAGCAATTAATGACAACTACCGCGCGATCGCAGAAGCGCTCATAGAAAAAGAACCGGAGCTGGAATACATCAAAGACAGCCGCGTCCTCATCACCTACCTGGAAAGCGACAGTACAAAGAAGGACGGAAAAGACAAGCTGGTCTACGCAGAATGTGAGAAGGTAGCAGCAAAGAACCGCTGGGCCATTACTTCAGACTTCACGATAACAGTATTTAAGAACAACTGCGTAGGCATGAGCGAGAAGCAGATGGAAGTCCTGCTTTTTCACGAGTTGCTGCACGTAGGCATAGAACGAGGACCGGACGGAGAAGAAACCTACAGCGTAAACAAACACGACCTGGAGGACTTCAAAGTAATCATAGACCGCTACGGAACAGACTGGGCTAGCGTCGAAAGGAAGGAAAAATGACATTTGACGAATGGTGGGAACATCTCAAAAGCCAAGATAAAAAGGGAACAATAGAAGGTCTGAAAATTAAAGACGACATAAAAGAGATTTGTAGAGCGACCTGGGAAATAGCAAGAGCCTCAGACGGCATAGAAGTAAAAGACCTGCAGGAGAGAAATCATGATAAAGATTAAATGCAAGACAGAGGACACCCTCGAACTTTACCAAATTACAGACTTCCAGGGAAACCTTAAAGAGCGAAACGACGAAGACTACGAAAAGATAGAGCGCAGCATAAAAAAACACGGCTTTTCTTTTCCTTTCTTTATTTGGAAGAAGGGAAAGATTAATTATTGTTTGGATGGCCATGGAAGGCTCGGAGCATTA